GTCATTTTGGCGCGATTTGCATGTTTAACCATAGTATGCGCTCCTTAATTGGTTATTGATTATGAAGGATCAGGAATACCAATTGTGAAAGACGCCAGAGTAAATGTGTTACCTGATGTAACTGACTGCGATGCAGATAGAGCACCAGTTGCCAATAAACGGGTATTTGACACGTCGCTGATGGCATAGTGAGTTGCAGTGCCTGTGCCGCTTATGCTGCCATCTGAAATAGCTGCGACGGTCACTTCTCGACCACCACCTGATCGATCCGCTGGCGCACCGATAGATAAAGACGTTGAATTGCCTAGCGTGTGCGTTGAGGTCGCTGAAGCGTAAGATGTTGCCTCTTGGGAAGTCACGTCTATGCGCGATCCTTCTAAGTCCAAAGTTTGTAAACCGTTATCAAAAACTCGGTCGTTAAGTGTAGCCATTGTAAAACTCCTTGTATTAGCTCACCAAAAAAAACCGCCCAAAGGCGGCTATCTCAAAATTCTATTTTTTAACTTGGTTGGTCAGGCCAGCTTGGGTTTGCTGGGTCAGACGTATTTTCGGGCAAGTTACGCAGTAGCGTTCTGTATTCTGCCCACTCTGTTTTTTCACTATCGCTCAATGGACTGTCTGGCGATTGGGTAAAATCACTATTTCTTAATAATTCATCACGCGTCTGCCTTAAGAGCGTCCATTGCTCCAGCACGTTTAATTCAGCTTCTGTCTTGGTGTACGTTAAATTGCCATCTGAATAGAACGCGTAAGGTATTCTTTTTCTATCTACGTCTAAATCGGCAACAAAATCACAGCCACTTGGCACAGAAGCGTCCACAGATTGCTGGTCAGGCATTTCAATACAAGCCATGACCCTTCCGTCTGACGTTCTTACAAAAACACCCCTCATGTGAAAAACTCCAAGATCACAATATTGATGTCGTATGTGACAGCCGTTGATCCATTTCCAGCTGGTAACCCACTAAAATAAGCACTTACGGTTGAGCCAGTTACTGTACCACCTGATATAACCGTTGCTCCGTCTCTCGTATTTGAGGGAGCAGATAAACCAGCGTTAATATTAGTATCGCCGTTATGACCAGCAGTATAAAAAGTTAAAGCAGTCGTAACACCGTATGCCATTCCGATAAAACCAAGTATCGCGCATTTGTTCCCAGTCGTGCAGCCAGTCAAGGTAACTTGCAAATCGCTCGAACCAACAGTTCCGCTGAGAGTTGTATTTACCGTTGTTGAGCCTATCGCTTGTCTTACAATTCCAGAGCCAGTAAATCGGGCCGCGCTTATCGTTCCAGCAGTAATATCAGAAGCATTGAGAGTGCCTCGAATTGTGGCGTTCTGAAACTCAGCATTGCCAGTATCACGTTCGATATGCCAGCCACTTGAGCCAGTTACATAGTTGTCACTCTCTAAATCAGCAGTGACTTGGATAGCTCCTGATGGAGAAGTGAATACAAGTGTCTGAGCGTTTGTTGACCCGTCAATTGTGACCGTAAAATCAGATGACCATTCTCTTACACTCGTGTCCGTAATATCTACGCTGGGCTGCGTTAGCGACCATCCTGACGATAAGCCACTAAAACTAGCAGTCGAGACATTGTAACTGCTTGCCGACGGAGTGCTAGGTGCGCTCGATTGTAAAACAGTGTAAAAAACCTTTCCACTTACAACAGTATCTCCAGTTGCCCCATTAGCACCGTTGCTTCCGTTACTTCCGTTGCTCCCATTCTGTCCATCTTGTCCATCTTGTCCGTCTTGACCATCGACAGGCGGTGCTAGAGTTGTGACAGCACTAGCAGCAACAGCGGTACTATCATTGTCGCTGTGATCGGTAGCTACTATCCAATAATAATAACTTGTGCTGGCCGATAATGCTCCATCAACGTATTTATCAGCATTTACAAAAGCTATTGAGTTTGCTGGCTGGCTATTACTTGTGCTTCTATAAACGTAGTAACCTTTGAGATCATAAAGCGTTTCGCCCCCTACTTCCGTTGTTGGAGCTGTCCAGTCTAAGGTGACGCTTTGTATGCCACCAGTGGCAGATAGCCCACTTACTGGCGATGGAGCCGTCGTATCACCACCACCAGTAAACGTGGTTAATACATAAGAACCTCGTATTACAGAAAGTGTAATAGCCCGAACTCGTATTTGGTACTGCTGGCCATCAACAATCGGACTTAATTCAATGCTGGTCTCAACTGTCGTTGTAGCGGCATAGTTGCTATCGGAGGTCGCTTTGTACTCAACCTCGTAATGAGAAATAAAAGCATTGCTAGGAGCAGTCCAAGAAACAATAACAGTATTTACGAAAGTCCCATCTGTAGTTGTACGCCCACCGCCTGTTGTTGTCAGGCTTGCGATTGATAAATTTGAGGACGGAGAAGGTAACGTACTATTATTGCTTCTTAAATCTGTTTCCTCTGCGCTCCAACTAAAGGCAGCGGAAGAGGTTTCCCGCAAAGTAAGACCAACTGTAAGTGCGCCATCATCGCTATTATTGCCAAATTTCCATCCAACAACTTCAAACTCTTTGGCAGAAAAGCCATATCTCGCATTTGTAAATGCAATTATATCGCCAACTTGCACCTCAAACGCTTCCATACCAAAGTCGGCTGTGAGCGTCATCTGCTCTCGCGCCCGAAATAGGGTCATCTTTGCAAGGCGTTGAGCCATATTTAGTGAAGTAGTGAGCGGTAGATTTAAATCAATTGCGCTTTCTATACCATTGTCATTACTTATAAAAGTTGTACTCTTACGCTCTGGATAGTCTGCTCGGACATAATCTTCTGATGCGTCAACAAAAGTACCACGAACGATATTAAAATTATCTCTGCGACTGTGCTTGGTCTCCAGAGTTATTGGCGATCTTAAATCATCTAATGTAAGCGTCTTAACTGATGAAGTATATTCACCAACTTTTAATTGCCACTGACCTACTCCCCAGAAGAGCGTACCCGCACATGCAGTCATCATATCAGCAAGAATGTCACTAGGTGTTCGATCTAGGGTTATTGCCCCGTTAATCTCATAACGCTTTTCCGTACCACCAGCAGATAAAGTTACCGTCTCATCGCATGTATTAGCAGCAGCTGAAAACACAGTGTCATTGACCGCACCGCTATTGTTTAGCCCATATTTTGAGACGAGATAGTCTCTAATACATAAGGCAGCATTTGCTGAATACGCTGTGTTGGTGCTTCGAGGGTCATAAACCTTTTTGCCTTGAACCTTTGCTGTGAACAAAGGAACACCTTGCGCAAACACATTCTGATCAAATTTCAGCCGAACATATAGACATGCGATGCCTTGACCACGAAAGTTTGTATCGTCTCCGCTTTCTTTGCCTTGCCAGCTAGGACCGTTCGAAAGTGCGTTTAGAGTGGTATAAACGTTTTGGTTTGCTGCACCCGTAAACTTTTTAATCGTAATTACTGCGTTACTATCTGCATCAATCCAGTCAGATGAAGTAACATTATCACTGCCATCAATCGTTACAACTTGGTCGTTAATGTAAATATCACTAATTGAATTTACTTCGTGTCCCGCCAAGCAGATGATCTGATGCAAATACTCATTATTCGTACCGTTACTCTCAATATAGGTGATTGTGCCACCTTTACGGATTTCACCATAAATCAGCTGCTGCGCGTTGGTTGCGCCTCTTGCATTTGTAAGCAGACCAGCCTCGCCGCCTATACCTGACATATCAGGCTCCAACGCTTTAAGTGCCCAGCTCGTAACAGCGGTTACGCCTACATAGGCGATAGCATACGCCACAAAGGTCGGTACATTTGCAGCTATTAAATACTGGGCAAATGCCTCAATACGCGGCGCACGATCCCAACGGTTATGCTGCATAACATTAAACGGTAAATCGTTACGCATTTTTCACCCAAGCATTATCTACATTTTCAATCGGCATTTGAATAAGGCCAGCCTTGCCTACAAAGACGGCACTGCTCCCAACTCCAATTCCCAAGGCTTTTGATATGACCCATCGACGAGCATGTTTTGTCGTTACTAAGGCACCACGAGGCGGCACATGATTTATACGCTGTAGCCTTTTATCGACAGCATCTTCTAATGTTTGCGAACCAAAGACTTCTCGTAGCTCGTCTCGCCTCATATAAAGCCCATGGACGTCGATATATTTACCAATCCAGCAGTCAGCCCACCCGACCCCATACATGTGCTGGAACGCTGTATTTGTGAACATAAAGCAATCAAATGTATGCCACTGAAAAGCAGTGTCTCTAACTTCTGTAATGTAAGCGTTTAAAGCCTCTAGATCAGGCTTCATCTACGTTCGAGCGACCCCAAGGTATTTGCTGGTCTTGAAGCTGCGTAACCCATTTAAAAAAAGTATCTGTCGTTTCGTCATAACCCTCAGTTGCTATAACTGCATCATGACTAGCTTGAGTGTATCTCCGCGCATTAGGACGCTCCAAAGTGATTAATCTACTTTCCACGCTTAACGATATTGTGGATGTCTCTCCATCATCTTGGATTGTAATTTTATCCATATACCCAGAGAACACTTCGACGACATCAGAGACTGATTTAATGCCCCAATAAATATAGCAAAGATGACCCTGATATTCTTCTGTCAAAGCATATGTAACTAGATTGCTAGGCACACCAGAAAAAGTTAGTGTCGTACCTCTGCTAGAGAGATCAGACGCCTCCTCTAGTCCGTCGATACGCATAAGATCGCCCGAACCTAGGTAGGTATTCGAGCTAATTGTGCGATTGCCAAACCCAGTCCACAGACGCAGATTTCCTGAGGGAAAGTCTAAATCAACAGCGTAATATGGCTCAATTTCGGCATCACCCAAAACAGCGGTTAAAGACGATGATATTGTTCTACTCATACCGCTTCAACCGCTCCAAACGAAATACCGTATACAGCCAACTGATTTACAGAATAGGACGTTTCATTCGACGCTAATCTGAATAACCCAGCTGCACTTGTGAGATCAGCAGAAACGCCTGTTCGATCCTTGCGCAACGCTGGCCATATTTCGAGATCAGCAGCTGATCCCGTGCCCGTGTAATCTTGCAAAACCTTGTGTAATGTACTGTCCGATCCAGTTCCAAGCTGGATAAAATCACCAGCCTTGAGTGTATCGCCATTTGTGACCGTTGCTGAAACTGTCAGGTCACCAGCAGAACCACTAATGGTTGCTGCTGATGCCGACCCTGAGATTGAATTGCTGACTGGATCACTAAGTAGAAACGTCCCGTGTTGTCCCCGCAAAGAAATCAGCCATGCAATCCACGCCTCCGCGCTCTCCCTTCGCAGTGGTCGCAGAGTTATATCTGCTTCCCACATGGAGCCAGCATAAGTGTGTGCTTGTCCAGAGAAGGTGAACGGACTGCGCGAATAAGCCACGGCGTTTCTTGCTGTAAACTGAATTGATCTAATAGATGTCTGATTTGGCAAAGACAGAGGATACGAAATAGCCATTAACTAAATGCCCTTCCATAGCTGCCGCCCCGACGTTTTGCATCAGCAACTGCATTCTTTGTGCTCTCTGCGATTTGAGGCATTAGTGTTCTAATTTCATTGCGAACCGTCTGCTGTACGCCAGTTGTAATATTAATGGTTTGCTGAACAACGACACCGTCCCCGCCACTGATAGCAGCCTTGGCTTGAGGGACAGATAAAACACGACCCGCTGTGCTAGGTACAAACAATTCACGTCCATGCTCACCTACAACAGCTGCCTGACCAGCTTGCATGTATCCACCAGCTGCCAAGTTACCGACAGGCACATTGGCACCACCACTTGTAACACCAAGGAAACCCATGGCTGAGTTTACCAGTCGTTGAACCACTAAGATGCGATACAACTCTCGAATAACTGCTGAAGCCGTCGATCTAAGCGTATCTTTAAATGACTTTGAGCCTTCAATTGCTGCC